TTTATGATGCTCTTTCAGATTATGGTATTAACTATGAAAAGGCTAAAGAAATAGTAAAAGAATGTGGAAAAGCCATTGATTCTAAGAATAGATTTGATCTCTATACTACTGATCTTTACAAACCTTTAGGAAATAGTACTAAACCTGCAAAAAGAAACAATGATGAATGATTTTTATGACTACATACAAGAAAGCGGTATGACACCTAATGCTTTTCATGTTTTATGGTGCATTCATAATGTCAAAAAAACTATTATTCCTAATCCTTTTACAGAATTAAGGATGCTAAAGTCTTGGGATTATATCACAGATGACTTTAAGTTAACTGAATCTGGTAAACATCTACTTGCTCATGGTGAATCTTTGTTTTATAGTAGCAAGAAACCGAGCAAATCAGCTGTGATTATTGATAATCTGAATGATAATATGGATAGATATCTATCTATATTTCCTTCTGGAAAATTACCCAGTGGTAAAGCTGCTAGAGTTAATAAAAAAACTATCTCAGATGCTTTCAACTGGTTTTTCAAAAACTATACATATGACTGGGATACTATTCTAAGAGCTACATTTTATTATGTAGAGACTTATGAAAAAGACAAGTACCGGTTTATGAAAAACTCTCAATACTTTATTAGAAAACAAAATACTGATAAGTCTTGGGACTCAGAATTAGCAGATTATTGCCAGATTATTCTATCTGGTGAGCAAGAAGAATCAAATCCATTTTCAGATAAAGTTGTTTAAAACTATGCTGAATTTTTGATTCTGATTGGTTATATTTGCTGTTCCCACTTTTAGAAAACCATCATCTTAATGACCAACAAACATCTTTGGAAAAGCCAAAAAGAAGGTCTTGCTGACTCTCTTAACTACTTGAAAGGTAGAATGTTAGGTTCTATTAAGAGTTTACGTACTCCGTGGGAGAAGTTTAATGATGCTACTACAGACGGTATAGAATGGCACTCTACTACAGTCATAGGTGGCAGACCTGGTTCAGGAAAAACTTTGATCAAAGACCAATTAGTTAGAGAGGCATTTAAACTGAATCCTGATGAAAACTTTAGGGTTTTAGAGTTTCAGTTTGAGATGTTAGCTAGAACCTCAGCTATAAGAGAATATTCCAGTGTTCTTGGAAAATCTTATAAATACTTATGTAGTGCTGATGGTAAGTTAACTGATGCTGATTTACAAATTTGTTATGAGTACGCAAAGCAAAAGGTTGGGTTACCAATTGATATTGTAGAAGAGCCTATCACAGTGAGTGAATTCCGTGAGACTATAATTGATTACATGTCTCATCATGCGGACAAAGAAACAAAGGCCTACACAAAAACAATTGTTACACTTGACCACTCTTTACTACTTAAGAAAGCTCCTTTTGAGAAGGATAAGTATGATACACTGTATAATCTAGGAGAAACAATAACTGAATTAAAAAGGAGATTTCCTATTGCTTTTATTATTCTCACACAGTTAAACAGAGGTATTGATAATCCTGAGCGTAATGAAGATGGCAAGTATGGTAATTACATACTAGAGTCTGACATCTTTGGATCTGACGCACTCTTACAGCATGCTGATACTTTAGTAGGGATAAACAGACCCGGCAAACAAAAGATCAGATTCTATGGACCTGATAAATTCATTATTGAGGATGACAAAATTTTAGTAATGCACTTTCTAAAATGCAGAAATGGTGACACTCGTATGAGTTTCTTCAAAGCAGCTTTTGAGAAGATGCAAATACTTGAAATGGCAACTCCTCCAAAACAAGAGAAAAAAATTAAAATTTAATGAGTAATACTATAAGTACAGTTAATCCAAGTAATCCAGGAGTGATTACAACAGAAGAAAGAAAAAAGAGAATTGCTGATCTAAGATTAAAACATCAACCAATCTTTGATTCTTTGGGTATTCCTGATGCGCTGTTTTTTCCTAAAATGGCATACTTTCCCAAAGGTGGTGATGAAAAAGTTTTAAGCTTCTTTCCTAGTGAGCTTAAAAAAGGATATGATATCTATACTGAGTTTGTAAGTAGAGACTATGAAGCAGAAGATGCTGAAAGAACTCTTTGGAAGTGGTCATACAATCCGCATTGGGAAGAGGAGTATGAAGCTACACCTGATGCTCAGCCAAGACATTTAGTTCCAGTTAGAGAGCTTGTTAAAGTTACAGCTCCTATTAGTTCTAAAAACAGTCTTGACTTGTTCTCAGAAACTCAGTTAGATTGTCCACTATCAGAAATGACAGTGCGTGACCTTGCTGCAATTCTTTTGAAAAAACCAGTTAGTAATAAAGACTGGTTGAATGATCTTGTAAAATAAAATCAATTACTTATTATGGAGATTATACTTCCCAAGAAGAAGGTACCCTTGGCATCTACAAGCCCTGAGAACCTGATTATTTTTAGTAAGCCTAAAGTAGGTAAGACAAGTCTATTTGCTGCTCTTGATGACTGCCTGATTCTTGACCTGGAGAAAGGTTCAAGATATGTTGAGGCATTAAAGATTGCTGCAACTAGTGTGGATGAGATTATGGCTATTGGTAAACAAATCAAGGCTGAAGGATTCCCCTACAAATATGTGGCTGTAGATACCATTACTGCATTAGAAGAAATGTGTATTCCACTTGCTGAGCAATTGTATTCTAACTCTGCTCAAGGTAAGAACTGGTTTACAGAAGGTAAGCTAAAGTATGGTAGTATCTTGAATATGCCACAAGGTGCCGGTTATCCCTGGTTAAGGGAAGCCATGACCAAGGTGACCAACTACATTAAGTTATGGGCACCAAGAGTAATCTTCTCTGGTCACGTAAAGGATATCCTTTTAGAGAAGAACGGTACTGAGTTTTCAGCAATGGACCTGGATCTTACAGGTAAATTGAAGAGGATAATGACCTCACAATCAGACGCAATAGGTTATTTATACCGCAGAGGTGATACAAATGTCCTTAGTTTCAAAACTAGAGATGATGTATCTTGTGGCGCAAGACCTGAACATTTGCGTAATAGAGAATTTGAAATTTCAAAGATTAACCCAGACGGTCAGATTGAAGTTGACTGGTCTCAAATATTTATAGATTAATTTTAAAAAGTATGATTAGTACTACAAACATCCCAGAATCAAAAGGCAATTCTATTCCAAAAACAATGCAGCCTGGTCAAGCAACATTCAAAGTTTTGAGTGTAAGACTTGATAGTCCACCTTATGATACAAATGCTTACAATCTTATCTTATCTGTAGAAGGTAAAGATATGGGACCTGAGTTTGAAGGATTCTTCATTGATAAAGACAATGAAAGTCTTGGTAGACACAAAGGACAGGTAGGTAATATCAGATTGAATCAGTATCCATTGAAAGATGCTGTTACAAAGACTGGTGTAGAAATCAAGAGAGATCTTGAACTTCTTAAGCAGCTCAAAACATTCTGTCTTGTGACTGACTCTTTGGACTGGTTCTCAGCTCAAGATAACAAGCATAACAGTTTTGATACTTTTGTTGCTCAGCTTAACTCTGATAAACCATTTGCTGACAAGTGGGTCAATGCATGTGTTGGTGGCTCTGAGTATGTAAACAAAGCTGGTTATACAAACTATGATTTGTTTATTGTTAAACCAGCTGGCCAGAAAGTTGGTATTGAAAATGCTTCTGTATCTGATGATCAAAGCAAGTTGATTGCTTTTGATGAGAATACTCACATCAGAAGAAAGAAAGTAGAAGAGGTTAAATCATTTGGTGATTCTACCATTACTTCTGCTGCTGTAGGTAGTGACTTTGAATTATAATAATCTAGGGGGAGTGTAATGCTCCCCCTATTTATTTTTACTTTTATGGCTATTAGTACTTTACTTACTTGCGATATTAAGGATATTCCAGATCAATGGATATTTGAAAAATATTGTAGTCTTTCTGAGAGTTTGATAGGGCAAAGATTGCTTATCAAATCTCCTTTTAATCCTAAAGACAAGAATCCAAGTTTTGCAATTTATGTTGGTGATACTGGATATAGGTTTAAAGACTTTTCTACTGGTATTCAGGGAGTTGGTATTGATTTTATAAAGCATTACTTTAACTTAGATTATCATGCTGCTGTAGAGATGATACTATCTGATTATAATAATTCAGATAGAGCTGTACAAACTGTAATAACTCCTGTAAAGTATGAGCTTTCTGATTTTAAACTTAGAACTTGGAATAGTGTAGATGCAAAGTACTGGCTAGAGTATAACATTAGCTCAGATATTTTGAATTATTTCAATGTAAAACCTTTGAGTTCCTACAGCATGAAGAGAATTTCAGAAACTTCTGAAACTCAAATCAAAATTGAAAAGGAGCTTCTATATGTCTTTACAAGAAATGATGGAACACCCTACAAAATTTACAGACCTAATCAGGACAATAAGTTTTTAAAACTGTCTTCCTACATTCAAGGTACAGATCAGATAAAGTATCATCAGCCTAATCTGATAATCACCAAGTCACTTAAAGATATAATGACATTAGCCACATTTGGTTATAATGCAGAATATCTTGCACCAGAAAGTGAGAATGTACTTATTCCCCAAGTTATCATGAATATGCATAAAGCTAAGTATAAAGCTGTATGTACATTATTTGATAATGATGACGCTGGTAGATCTGCTGCTAAACTATATGAAGAAAAGTTTGGTATTCCAGGTGTTCAATGTATTAGCGCAAAAGATCCTTCAGATTCAATAAAAATTATTGGTAGGGAGCGCACAATTGCTGAGCTTACACCACTTTTAAAACAAGTATTAAAAAAATGAATTGGATATATCACAGTACAGAGTTTACTGATCGGCACATACCAGAAGGTGCTGTAGGATTTGTATATATGATGACTGCCATTATAGATGGTAAATGTGTAAGATACATAGGTAAGAAAAACTTTTACTCAGTGAATAAAAAGAAAATGGGTAAAAAGGCTCTAGCTGCTGTAACTGACCAAAGACTTAAGAAATACACAAAGGAAACTAAATTAAACTATAAACATTATTATAGTAGTAATAGTGTTTTACAGGCAGCTCATAAAAGAAATATAGTTATTCACCGTGAGATTTTAAAGATATGCTATTCAGCAACAGAACTCACTTATGAAGAGACAAAGCTTTTGTTTCAACAAGAAGTTCTTGAGAAAGAGGAGTTTCTTAATGGGAATATCTTAGGTAGATTTTATAAACAGAAAAAAGATGAATCAAGATAAAGAACTAAATATTAAGGTGCTATTTGCATCTCTTGCAGAAAAAGGTATTGTAAAAATTGCTATTGGATTTGATGGCTCAGGGGATTCTGGTGCTATTGAGGACAATATTAGTTACTATGTTGAGAATGATGATTCTGAATTAATTTTATCAGAAGATATATCTTCTCAGGTTGATGATCAATTGATAGAGCTAGGTTATCACATCCTTGATAGATACTATGACTATGATTGGTATAACAATGAAGGTGGTTATGGAACAATCAACATTGATATTAAAGATCAAAATTGGGATATTGAAGGATTCCAAAGAATATCTGATGTTGAAGAGGTGTCTGGAGAGGGTGATTTAAGTATTGCAGTAGAAAGCTTTATTAAATAACATGGCACATCCTTATGATCATGCAAGATCCTCTGCCAAGAAATGGGGAGGAGAGCCTGAAGAGTATATGCATATTCACAACTGGTTTGATGAAACTAAATCATGGTATGGTCACAGCATGCACAGGTTATTCCGGCATCATAGTGAAGGTATATTTGAATGTGAGAGGGTCTTCGGACCCTTTTTTATTAACTCTGTAGGCAAGAAAGTAATGACCCGATATGTAGGGGAACAACATGTAAAAGAAGATTGCTATGGTTACATACCAAGTGCAAAAGAGTGGCTTATTAATAGAAACAAACCACCTGAGTGGATGATAAGAACATTAAAAATAGAAGACTGATGGAAGATGAAAAACTATTCACCTTAAAAGAAGTTCAAACTTTTGTAAGATGGGGGATACATCAAGCTTATTTAGCTGATATATATGAATTGGATGTTCTTGAACAAGAAACACAAAAAATATGTAATCAGTTA